GCTCTCAGGAGCCACTATGCCACTGAAGAAGGGTTACGGTAAGAAGACTGTCTCGGCTAACATCAAGACCGAGATGGCAGCAGGCAAACCTCAGAAGCAAGCAGTAGCAATTGCCTTGAGCGTAGCCGAGAAGGCCAAGAAGAAAGCGAGGAATGCTACCTTTGTCTAAATTTCCGATGTATAAAACCCTAGCTGTTGATTCGTTGATTCCGTATGCCAGGAACAGCCGAACGCACTCGGACGATCAGGTGACTAAGATCGCTGCCAGCATTAAAGAGTTTGGCTTTCTGAATCCGGTCATCGTCGATGGCGACAATGGCATCGTGGCAGGACATGGCAGGGTTATGGCGGCTAAAAAGCTGGGCATGGATGAGGTGCCGGTGATTGAGGCCAGTCATCTTACAGAGGCTCAACGGCGGGCGTATGTGATCGCGGATAACCGCCTGGCTCTTGATAGTGCATGGGATGTTGATCTGCTGAAGATCGAGCTGTCTGACCTTGATGCTCATGGGTTTGATCTCGCTCTGACTGGTTTTGATGATATTGAACTTGCCAAGATTTTTGACGATCCATTAGCCGACTCAGAATTGAAAGCATCCGAATATATTGAGGTATTCAACGTCATCGTCGAATGCTCGGACGAATCGGATCAAGAGAAAATCTTTAATCGCTTGGATTCGGAGGGTTATAAATGCCGAGTGCAAAGTTTGTAGTCGAATCAAAAACAAGTTCGTCATTCAAGGCCAACAAAGTAAAATCCATGTTTGATTGCGACATGGATTCGATAAAAAAAGATTTTGATGTCGAAATTCCAATAGAGGGGATTGATTGGAATGTGGGTTTAATAGTTGGGGCATCTGGCACCGGGAAAACCACAATAGCTAAAAAAGCTTTTCCTGATTTTGATTTTTTTTCAGGCTTTGAGTGGACTGGTCAAAGCATAATTGATGACTTCCCAGCCGAGATTTCGGCAAAAGAAATCACAGAGATTTTGAGCAAGGTTGGATTTTCATCACCTCCGGACTGGTTAAAGCCATTCTCTGTTTTGTCAAATGGGCAAAAAATGAGGGCCGAGCTTGCTAGGCTAATTATTTCGGCTAATAAACCTGTGATTTATGATGAATTTACCTCTGTTGTTGACCGAACTGTGGCCTGCATAGGAAGTTCCGCTATTCAGAAATTCATAAGACAAAGCGGCAAAAAATTTATCGAAGTTAGCTGTCATTATGACATTGAGGCATGGCTTGAGCCTGATTGGATTTACGATTGCAATGAAATGTCATTTCGTAGGGGGAGCCTTCGGCGACCGGGAATTGAGATCAAGATCAGGAGTGCAACACAAAACGAGTGGAGGTTATTTGCTCAGTATCACTATTTAAGCCATGACCACAATAATGCTGCTCATAAGTACATTGCCGAAATAAATGGCGAATCTGTTGCATGGTGTAGTGTTCTGCATTTTCCTCATCCAAATGTGAAGAATATGAAAAGAATCCACAGAATTGTGGTCAGGCCCGATTATCAAGGCATTGGAGTTGGTGGACGAGTCATTTCCGCTATCGCGCAAAGGTACAAAAATGAAGGCTTCAGAATTTCATTGGTTACGAGTTCGCCAGCTTTTGTTTCTGGGCTTCAAAAAGCAAAAGATTGGCTTATGACAAGAAAGCCGTCAAGATGTAGTAAAACAGCGACAAATGGTGCGCTAAGAGGAAGCACTTCAGATGCCAGAATAACGGCAACTTTTGAATATTCGGCGAAAAAGCAGTCAATCCACGCTGAAACAGAAAAGACATTTGCGGAGGTAAGCAATGTCCCGCAGACCGCATGAGCCAACCGAAAAGTCCAAGGCCGAAGTCGCCGCTCTGATTAGCTACGGCGTTCCCGTAAAGCAGGTGGCTGCGTACATCGGTATTGATGACAAGACCCTGAGCAAGTATTACCGCGAGATAATGGACGAGGCTATGGCGAAGGCTCACGGTCAGGTTGGTCGTTACCTATTCCAAGGTGCATCTGGCGCATTGCTTGAGAAGGGCGCAACCCATGCCGATTGCCTTCGTGCGGCGATGTTCTACGCAAAGACGCAGATGGGCTTCAAGGAAACTGACAGAATTGAGCAGACTGGGGCTGATGGTGGGCCGATTCAAACAGAGTGGGTTGTAAAGGTAGTCGATGCCTGAGATGAAGATACCGAGGAGGCTCTTGCCGCTGCTGCAAAAGCCCAAGAGGTTCAAGATCGTCATAGGTGGCCGGGGGTCTGGGAAATCACAATCGGTCGGGGACATTTGTTTAATGGATGCCCAGACAAAGGGGATTCGCACAGCTTGTTTCCGTGAGTTTCAAGTCTCAATGGATGACTCTGTTCATGCCTTGCTGTCTGCCGAGATTGAAAGACTCGACCTCCAAGGCTTTAGAGTACAGGCCAACGCCATTCAGTATGCTGGGCAGGATGCGTTCAAGTTCCGAGGACTTGCTCGGAATCCTGAAGGCATCAAGTCGATGCACGGCTTTAAACGGTTCTGGGTGGAAGAGGCTCAGACCATATCGTTCGATTCTCTCAAGGCTCTAACGCCTACGCTTCGATCCGAAGACTCCGAAATCTGGATGACGGGGAACCCAAGGCATTCGTCCGATGTATTCTCCCAGCGATTCATTAAACCATGGGAGAAGCAGTTGAGAAGGGACAAAATGTACGAAGACGACCTGCATCTTGTCCTGTGGGTGAACTACGATGACAACCCATTGTTCCCAGACGTACTAGAACAGGAACGGGCGTATGACCAGACCAACCTGTCAACTGCTTTGTATCGTCATATCTGGCTTGGTGAATACTACGACGAGGTCGAGGATTCAATCATTCCGGTAGAGTGGTTTGATGCTGCAATTGACGCGCACGAAAAGCTGGGCTTTAAACCAGAAGGGGCGATTATCGCTTCCCACGACCCATCTGACGAAGGCGGCGACAGTAAAGGGCTGGCGATCCGTAGAGGGTCAGTTGTCCTGGATGTAAGAGAGATGGTCACTGGCGATTCCAATGTTGGCATGGACTGGGCGCTGGAAGAATCTCGAAGGGCTGGTGCTGATTGGTTTGTGTGGGACTGCGACGGGATGGGAATAAGTCTCAAGAGGCAGGTGGATCAGGCTCTTGCGGGGACTAGGACTCAGTTCTGGATGTTTCGCGGATCAGAGACACCGGATGATGCTGATAGTGTTTTTGCTGGAAGCGGAGAGCAGCACAAGACCAACCGTGACACGTTCTTCAACAAACGCGCTCAGTATTGGTGGAGGCTCAGGGAAAGGTTTGAGGCTACCTGGCGGGCTGTTAAGGGCGGCAAGTACACCAATCCAGATGATATGATTTCCCTATCATCAAGCATTGAAAATCTTGACCAGCTCAGGGCTGAGGTGTGCCGTATTCCACTTAAGCGTAACAATAATGGTAAGATACAGATCATGAGCAAGCTGGAAATGGCAAAGAAGCCGTACCAGTTGCCGTCTCCCAACATGGGTGACTCTCTGATGATGAGTATGTATTCGCCCAAAGTCGCTGCCCAAGTGGCAACAATTAAATTCGCTGGATGGAGTGGACGCTAATGGCTGATTACGAGAACGGCTCAGAGATGGACTCCGAGGACGATGGCTATACAAGCAAAAAGGCTATTGAGGCGGGAGACGAAATCCTAGACATGGAAGACAAGTATGACTCCCATGACGCGATCATTAATCTGTTAAAAGCAGCGCAGTGGGCTGACCACGACAATCGAGAGGCGGCTAGAGAAGCCCATCTGTTCGTGTCCAAGCGGGACGGGCAGTGGGAACCCTACTGGTGGAACAACAACGCCAACAAGCCTCGATACACGTTCGACATGGCGTCTCCCATCGTTGACCAAATAGCGGGAGAGATCGAGCAGGCCGACTTTGATATCAAAGTGCAGCCAGCCGGAGGTGACGCAACAAAGGAAGTCGCTGAGACCTATGACGCGATTATCCGTAATCTTGAAACCATCTCCAACGCCAGCACCATCTACTCTCAGTCAGCTAGAGGCGCAGTAACTTGCGGGTTCGATGCGTGGCGCGTGGTTCAGAAGTTTGCCGACGATAACTCCTTTGACCAAGACCTCCTTGTTGAGCCGATTGGCAATGCCATTGATCGCGTATGGTTCGACCCGTCTGCTCAACTTCAGGACAAGTCAGACTCCAGATATTGTTTTGTCCTGCACCCCATCTCGACTGAGGAATACTATGCTCGCTGGCCTGAAGGGTCTGGCTCTAGTGTATCCGATGACCGCGAAGGTGATGCTTACTACGACAAAGCCGAAGTCGTTGTGATCGCTGAACTCCTCTATATCGAGGAGGAAATGCGCGAACTGGTCTTGATGAGCAACGGCCAGGTTCACGAAGTCAATGACGACTTTGAGACTATCAAAGACGAACTATTGCAGATTGGCGTTACCGAAGTCCGCAGGCGTGAGCGCAAGTACAAGAAGGTCTGTTCAAGACTCTTTGATGCGTCTGACTGGCTTGAGGATGATCGGGATACAGCCTTCTGCTACCTGCCCGTTGTTCCTGTTTACGCCAACTTCAAGATTCTTGAGAACAAAACAATCTATTACGGCGCAGTTGAAAAACTCATGGATTCCCAGCGAGTCCTGAACTACTCATTGTCACGCGAGATTGAGGAAGGCGCTCTGGCTCCGAGGGCCAAATACTGGATGACGATGGCTCAGGCTGCTGGGCATGAACTCCAGCTCCAGACTCTGAATACTAATACAGATCCAGTCCAATTTTATAATCCAGACCCGCAGTCTCCTGGCGCTCCTCAGCAGCAGGGTGGTGCTCAGATCAATCCCGGACTTAGGACTATCTCCGAGGCCATGCGCGGCATTATCGGAATGTCTGCTGGGATGTTCGCATCGAACATGGGCGACAATCCCGGACTTCAGTCTGGCGTAGCTATTGAGAGATTGCAGAGCAAGGGCGACAACGGGACTCACAAATATTCCCAGGCTCTTGAGGTCGCCGTAGGACACACGGGGAAGATATTTGTCTCTACTATTCCCAAGGTCTATGACAATCAGCGAGTCATGCGATTGATGTACGAAGACGGCTCAATGGAAATGAAGCCCGTCAATCAGGAGGTTATCGACGGACAGACAGGGAAGGTTGTGAAGGTCAATGACTTGGCTGCTGGGACGTATGACGTAGTTTGTAAAGCTGGGCCAAGTTTCAGAAACCGGCAAGAGCAGAC